TTATCCGTAATTATGGTGTTTCAGGCTTAGCGCGAATGGTGTTGGCCGAGTGGCTGTCGCCCTTCTTCTTGAAAGTATTTAACAAGTCAGAACCAACTAAGAAGAAGAAGCTCCAGGATGAAATGCCGCGAATTATCGTCGGCTTGCCAGTCCACAAATTGCTGAAACACGCTGCCATCTTTTTGAACTTTTCGGACAATCTGAGCCAAAACTGGGAGCAATCACCGGTTAAGTTCGGATTCGTGCCAGGGAATCCAGGCCATATGGAAGCTCTGGCGCGATGGTTGGGACGTGGCGAGATAGTCGCATCGGATAAGTCAAATTGGGACTTTATGTGCCATGGCTATTTCTTTGAGATTGTCAAGCAAGTGGTATCTAATTTGGCAATCCAGCCCTTGGATATGAGTAACGAAGCGTGGGAGGAATTCCAAGAGGACATCTCACAAGCTTTCGATGAAATTTCGAAGGACTGTAGGTACCGCTGTTCGGATGGAACAGTTTTCCGCACTAAGACGGATGGCATCATGAAGAGTGGGTGGTTTCTCACTATCTGTGTTAACTCCATAGCGCAGATCGTGCACAACACTCTTGTTTTGATGCGCATGGGATATTCTGATGAGGAGATTGAGGCTATGCGGATAGTCGCCGGTGGCGACGACGTACTCCAGCAACTCCCAGGCGTTGACTTGGAGAAATACGCTAAGATATCCCGTGAACTGGGTGTCCCTCTCGGTGGTCGTGAAGTGAAGAAGAGCAAAGCTCATGAAGCCGAGTTCTTTTCACATACTTTCTCGCGTGAGGAGGACACTGGAGTCTGGCGTTTCCGGCCAGTTCGTTTTACCAAACATGTAGAGAACCTGTGTCGAGTGAAGACGGAGGATCTCCCCCAAGCGTTGATAAGCCATATGGCGAATTGGCGATGGAGTGCGAAGCATTTTAGGTTTTTCGAACTTATGTTCTTGAAGTTCCGTACCAAGTACCCAGACCAGTTTCGCTTGAGCGATCTCGTGCCAATGCGGC